ATCAATAATAGCTTGTGCTTGTGCAAGAGTCTGATAGCTATTTGCTGTTGCGCTTCCTACTGTTTCGACTATTGTGATCGCCATTTACTTTAGTTCGTTTAACTTTTTTAGTTTTAATGGGAACAGAGGCCACTTTTGCAGCCTCTTGTTCTCTTTTACGTTTAAACGCAAATATTCCCATTAACCAGCCTTGAAAATCATATAGTTCAAGACGATAGCTTCTGCAGCTGAAGAGCCAGATACATTACCAACAGTAATTTGAAAAGAACCATCAGCAATTGTGTGAGCCTGTACTAAATAAGTCCCACCTGTTCCAGCAGAACCATGATTAGCTTGAATTACGTCCCCAGCACTAACTTTTGAATTAGTAACTGTGAAAGTAACTTCAGCAGCAGCAGCTAATGAGGCAGCGTGCATTGTAATCAAGCCAGCAACATTATTTAATGTCACACCAGTAGCTTTACTAGTTGCTTGAGTCACAGAACCTGTTTGTGCTGATACAACTCCGAGTGCAGAGCCTGCAGCAGCTTCAAATAAACTTGGCATAATAAATTACCTCAGTTAATCCATTGTAGATACGTTAGTTGCCCTAACTATCCCAATGTTTTTAGTTTCGTAAACCTTCGACCAGTTGCTTACAGTTTCTAATTGAGTTGGTGTTGGGTTTGTTGTAGTAACAGCCCACTTAGAACCAACTGGGTGATAGCAATAATGCAAGTCAATAGACATAGCATCTGACTTTGCAAGGATATCTCTATCTGTCTCTGTCTGTAGCCCTGCTTGCTCACCACTTGCTACAGCACCAGCTGTAAAAAAGTAAGTAGAGTATTCAGTAGTAGAGCCTGAGCCAGTAGTTGCTACGTCATCTGAAACGATAACGCGTAAACCGCAATATGTAGGAACAGTATCATTTCCACCGCCATAAGCTGGTGTAATTGTTCCGCCTGATGCAGTAGCTGAACCGCCATTGCCATCTGAGGCAAGAACGTAATCAACTAACTTGCGCTCTACCAAGTCATAATAGACAGCGCTATGCATACAAACAGCTGTTAGTTTGTCTCCTTGATCTCCAAGCAGTGATTTAGCTTTTGCTACGTGTCTTGGGCTGAGAACAGTTGGTGTATCTCCTGAGCCACCATCTATTGTTAAACCGAAAAATGCAGCGTTAGAGTCAGTTGTATTAACTGAGCCAAAAACACCAGATAGACATGAAAGTAAATCTTTCTGTCTTTGGTTAGCAATGTATGCACCGATCTTTTGACCGATTGCAGCCATTGGATCTGAGCCTGCAGCTAGTGCAGCTAAATCTCTAGATTCAAATGCTCGACCTCTATGTAGGATTACTCCAACTTGCTTGTCAGTTGTAATCTTTGATGGAGTTAAAGAACTGGAATCAGATAAAACCTCGAAATTTCCTGTTAAGTTTGCAGAAAAGAAAGGTACGTTGATGAGATCACCACCCTCAGTAGCATTTAGTTCTGCCATAGGTTGAACAACACCACTTGCAAGAAACGAATCTCTTAATGTGGTTTGCTCTATGACGTATGGTGTAAATACCTCTGGGATAATCACATCACTCCTGAGAGTGGCCATGAAAAAAAACCTTTAGAATAATGTTTACAATATTGCGGGCGCAGCCCTACAGACCCTAGCGCAGCCAAGACCTAGTTACAGTTTATAATAACCAGAAAACTATAAAATAAACAACTATTTTTTTGCTTGTGCCTTTAATTGATCGTATAAAGATCTATTAGTTCTATATAATCTCATCTGTTCTGTAAGATTTCCACCATTCTCGAATGGGTTTTTATCCATTCCTATAGGCATACTTCCAGATGTTTTTCTAGCTATTGGTGCGCCTGAACCTCTAGCAGAATCTGATTTCTTTAACCAATCTGGCAAGCTCTCAGCCCACTTAGCCACTGGTGTTTCTTCGTAACCATCAACAACAACAACTGTGCCATCTTCTTTTCTTTTTATTTGTTCAGCGCTTAATTTAGTTTTTAAGACCATGTCAGGGTCGTGTACTATTTCTGCTAATGCTGAGACAGTTGGTGTAATCAGCTCTAGTTCTTTAATACGTGCTTCTAATTGTTGTATTTGTTGATCTTTTGTTGCACTTGCGTCTCTAAATTGCTGATCTCTAGCCTGTAACGCCTCAGCATATTTGCCTTTAGCTTCTAGTTCAGCTTGTTCTGCTTTTTGTTTAAACTCTAAAAGTTTTTGTACATCTGTGCCGTCTGGCATTGATTGTAATGTTTGCTCTAGCTGTTGATACTTTTTCTTTTCGTCTAGTAATTGTTTGTTTTTCGCGTCCATTGATTGAACACGACTTTCTAGAGCCTTAACTTGATTTACAAGTTCATCATTGTTAGCAGTTGGCGCAGCCTCTTGCTTTTGTTCTTCAGACATACCCGCAAGGTAAATTTAATACTATACTAGCCTACCATTTAACTTTGTCAGCCCAATAAGCTGCACTCATCTTTCCTTTAGCGATATGTTTACCCATTCTTGCTTTAAAACTTTTTTGTCTATCTTTACCTTTCTTTGTTTTTGGGTCTGAGCCTGCACCGCTTACTCCTTGTTGACCAAATCTAATTAGTTTTACTTGACTACCTTCTTTAGCTAATACGACATGAGAACTTGTAGGGTGTTTACTTGTTCTTTTAGGTATATTAGTTCCTTTAAGACCATATTTTTTTAATTTATTCGCTATTTTCTCCTTTTCCGTCATTATTTTTTCTTTTTCTTAGGTTTCTTTGCAGTTTTTGCTGCTTCTCTAAACTGTGCTGCTGAAGGTGCGCCTTTAGCTCCCTTCTTTCTCATTCTTTCATTACTACCAGCTGCAATACGTTTTCTTTTAGCGTGGATATTGGCATATAAGCCTTGACCAGTTTTTTTCTTTTTTTTCTTCATTGCTTTTCTAATTGTTCGATTAGTTTTGCCTTCGTTAGACGTCTATCTAACTCCAAGCCTATTGTACGACCATATTCTTCTAATTCAATCTTTGACATTGACTTAAATTTAGGTTTTGTAGGCATTGGACAGTTAACTGGCTCTGGTTTGCCAGTATTGAATTGATACATTACTTTTTGCCTCCCTTCTTCTTTTTCTTCTTTTTCTTTCCACCCATTTTGTACATAGAAGCTGGCATAGGTTTCTCCGTTTTTTTCAGTATAACCTAATTAGCGAAATATTTATTCAGCAGTTCAAAATCTTCGTCTTGTACTGCTGTAACGTACATTCCTTCTATTATATTCTCAAACTTTTTTTTATTAGTTGCTGTAGCCTCTTGAAATGCGTCATAAATACGTTTTGGTACAGTTCTGTTTTTTGGGAACTTTTCAGATAGTTCGAGCGCTTCAAATGGTGTCATAAATTTTTTAGAGATTGTTCTAAGGTTTCGTCTACCCATTTATACAAGCGTGGCGCTCTCTCTTGCAACCCTTCTGGATTAAAAACATACTGAACGAAAGATTCTGTAAATTGTTCCAGTGCATTCTTACGACTATATTCAGTTGGGTATGTCATACCACCTAATTTACGGAACTGCTGACCAAGACTTGCAGCACCAGATTGGTAGTGTATTTGGTGTCCCATTTCATGTACGAATGTAACAAACCAATCCGCGTCTCCGTCTAATGGCGCTGAGTTAGACCATACTTCTCTGATTCCTTGCTCTACACCTTGTCTGTACCTTTCGTACCTAGTCCCTTTAAAGTTGCTGAATTTAAAATTTGTTTCTAGTGTTTTTTTAACACTTGCTCTAATATTTCTTGCAGCAATATTACCAATCTTTCTAGCATTAGTTTTTAATCTGGTATGCACCATTGCAGAGTTAAAGATCGTATAGCCGTGAGTACCGCCAGTAGCATTTCCAAATAAATAGTTATCTACTTTTCTTGTAAAACTTATAGGTTGATTCATTATGCTACCACCACGATTGAGACTTTCAATACAATCTTTGAATAAGTCTTTATGAGATCCAACTCTCATAGTGCCTTTACCATTCCATAGTTCTTGCCAATCTCTAGTATTTGCTGATATTTTTTTTGCTTCTAATTTGTTATTGATAAAATCGAATCTTTTGTTAACAGTTTGATTAGACGCTGCGAACGCTTTTAAATTCTTGCCTTTTAAGAATCTTTCTCCTAGTTTTTCTATACTTGCAGTTTTTTCATTCTGCATATTAAATTGGTTAACTATTTTTCCTTTTTTCATAAAAGTTCTCATCTTTTTGACATTTGTTGCTGTTAAACCGCCTAGTTTCTCTACGCTGTCGAGACTACTTTCTAAGAACTCCTGTATATCGCCTAATTTATTAGTTTCTAGCCATGTATCTACACCCTCAGTTGTCATAGTTGGTGAAGTTATAGCAGTTCTAGCTTTCTTAGCTGTTGCAACTGCTGCTTCAACTGGTTTACCTATAGGTGTTAATGGTATATTCTCAGGTTTACCATATCTACGTTTGAGTTGAGATAGTGATACTCGACTACCATCAGCTCTGACAAACTTAGCTAGTGCTTGTCTTGGGTCGTTCTCTTTACCAGCTAATCGTTGAAAATATCTGAATGCACCTTCGTATTTATTCGTTTCTTTGTTGAATGAACCACCTAATATACGCGCCTGTACTTTATTTGGCTGCATTAATAGCCAACTAGCGTAGTCTGTGTCCGCTGACATCTGGCCATCTGCTGTAGCTCGCTTCCTTGCTGTAGGTGGCGGGTCAAATGGCAAGTTCTCATAGTCGATCTCAGGCACAATAGTAGACCTACAATTAAAATGTTGTGGTGGTTTTGGTCCCTTTTCATATTCAAATACTCTGCCATCTAAAGCACCGCATACAGCTGTAGTCCTATTATCTAGAGTAGCTGTGTATCTATATTTTTTTGTAATATCACTATTAGCACGATATACATTCAAAGATGCAGTATTAGCAACCTGATTCACACTTGTTCTGACTAAAGTTCTGACTTGATTTACAGGCGGTGTTGTTAATATCCCTCCTTTTTGTACCATTTGAAGAATATTAGCTTTATCGTTTATTTTGCTGTTACCTATTAATGCTTTTACCATTTGCGGCGTAGTCTCTCCTGTCAACAATCCATCTTCAACAGTGCTTCTAAATACTTGTACTGAACTTTCAGCAATTCTATTGAATGCTTGCTGCATTATGTTGCCATTAGGCAGTGACATAGCTGCACCTAAATTGTCAGATAAGCTAGTTTCTCCTAAAAATTGTGCTAGTTGCTGACCTACAGCTCTCGATTTTATTTTTGTAGGGTCAATAGTGACGATAGATTCTGCAAATTTAGGACTTATTTCTATACCATTAACTTGAATGTTTTTTCTTAGTCCTCTCGGTATAACTTTTTGTAATTGATTTTCTATAAAACCAACTTCAACTTTAGCCAGTTCTTGAAGTTCTTTAGTAACGTGTTTATTAGCATATTTTTTCCAACCAGATAAACTTTTTTCCATCTGTGAAACAATAGATCGAAGTCTTGCTGCCCTATAGCTGTTGCCTAATCCTACTCTCTCTAAAGTAGATATTTCTTGTACTGTTTTAACACATATATTCGTAAATTTACGTGCTATATCTGTAGATATTTTGTTGCCATACCTATTAAGGTCAATAGCGTTTCTAAATATTGCATCTGGCAAAGCCATCTATCATTCTTCCTCTTGCTCTTCAGGCTCCTCTTCTTCTTCGTCAGGTTCTGATGGTTCAGTTTCCGTTAAACCGCCCATTTGCGTTGCCTCTACCTCCTCCTCAACGTCAAATTCATCGCCTAGTACTTCGCCTTGTGTTAATTGGTCTAATAATGTTTTTTGTGTAATAGTTCCAGCAGTATATAACTGTAGAAGTGCTTGTATTTCTGTAGGCTCTAATCTTGTACTTAAAAAATCACGATTAACAAAACTATTGCCAATCTCAGTTGTACCAAGTAACTGCGCGTGGAATACTAGAGAGTTATCTATTAAATCTTGC